GTCGCGTCCTGGTGGTCGGCCGCGAACTCCTCCTCGGAGAACGTGATCCCCATCGACGGATTCGCTTTCCGCCAGACGGCCGGATCGGAGAAGTCGTCGTCGGGGGCGGCCGCGTAAATCAGGCCGTAGAAGGACGGGTTCGCGGCCGGGTCGCCGCCGTGTTCGTGGCTCACGAGCTGGGCGTCCTTCCACCACTGGTATCCGACCCCGTTCTTGTTCTCGCCGGCCGTCGAGATCGCGAGGACCAGGCCGTTCGGCGTGGCCCGGGTCGCGTAGGTCAGGGCCGCGATCAGCGCGTCCGACTTGTGGGCGTGGATCTCGTCCACGATCACGGACCCGTTCAGGCCTTCGTTCCGGTAGGCGTCGGCCGACAGGCACCGGAGGACGTTCCCGTTCTCGCGGTTTTTGATCAGGCTTTTCGAGTCGACGACCTCGAGCAGCTTCGCCAGCTGCGGGGAGGCCCGGACGAACTTCGACACGACCCGGTAGATCTCGCGGGCCTGGAGGCGGTCGACCGCCGCCAGGTAGACGTCGGAGATCGGGTGGTGAGCGGTCAGGAGGTACTGGGCCAGGGCCGCCATCAGGAAACTCTTCCCCTGCTTCTTCGGGCAGAAGATCCCGGCCCGGCGGTAGCGGAGCCGGCCGTCCGGCCGCTTCCACCCGAACAGCGGCTCGACGACCCGTTCCCGCTGCCAGTCGATCAGGCGGAGCGGCTCGGGAGCGCCGCCGGTGGTCGAGGGCATCCGGCAGAATCGCTCGATGAACTCGACCGGCCGGCGGGCGGCCGCGGCGTCGAAGACGTAGCCCGGGCAGGCCTCGGGGCGGTCATCCGGGCGACGGCCCATCGGCTTACCCCGCGCCGTTGATGAACCGCCGCAGCTCGTCCTCGACCTCCCCGCCGGGAAGGTTCATGCTGGCCCGGGCGGACGGCGTCAGCCCGAACTCCTGCTCGATCCGGAGCATCGACTGCCCCAGCTTCACGAACATCGTTGCGGCCGGCGTGCTCTGGACGTATTTCACCTTTCCGTCCTTGTCGCGGATCACGAGGACGTCCAGGCCCTTCCGGATCTGCTCCGCGTACTTCACGAACTGCTCGAAGTAGAGGCAGTAGCGGGCCAGCGTCTCGAGGTCGTTCGGGGTCAGTAGACCGATGGCCGCGAGCTTCGGGGCGACCTCGTTCCACTTGTCGAGCGCCGCGCCTTTGACGTGTGCCGGCGGGCCGATGTCACCGGCCAGCGGCTGCGGCTCGCCGGCAGGCGTTCCTTCCTTGCTGCGGTCTCCCCGGAGCAGCCGGAGCGTGGTCGGCTGCTTACGCGGTCCTCGCTTGCCCATAAATACCTCCCCCCGGTTTCGGAGCTGGAAGCCCAAGTAGGTCTGGCCTGTACGCTCGCGGCGGACTCATAGATGGCTCGAACGTGGCCGCTCGGCCGTCCTGCGGAACCTTGTGCGCGAAGTGCCACGGGATGTCTCGGAGGACTCGCTCCATGAGGGAGAGGCCGATCGGAAACAGACGGTCGCGCCACAGCGACGACGGAGTGTCGCCCGTGTAGGTCCAGCACCACTCCTGGGCGGCGATTGGGCCGCCGTCCATAACCTCGTTTAGCCAGTAAACCGTCCCCCCAGCGATTGGGTCTCGCATCCTCAGGGTCCAGGCGACAGCATCGCGGCCGCGGTGCCGCGGCAGAAGCGATGGGTGGTATCCAAAGGCCCCGTACCGCGCGCGGTATCTTGTACGCTGGCCGATGAAATCGTGAGAGTGCGCGGCGACGATCGCGTCCACGCCGGCCGGCAACGAATCGTGCGTCAGGGAACCGCTCGGGACGCACGGAATCGCGAAGGTGGCCGCGGCTTCACGCGTGCGGTCCGGCCCGTCGCCGGCCGTATTTCGTAGCGGGCAGCAGCACCCGACCACGTCGTGCCCCATGCCGACGGCCATCCGCACGACGCGAGCGCCGAACTCCTTCTGGCCGCAGATGAAAATCCGCAGGCTAGTTGGATCCGACATACTTGAATCCTTGGATGGCACGAAGGTGGCCGCCGTAGCCGGCCCCGGATTGCTTCGACGCAATCATCGACCTCCGGCTTTTTGACTTGTTGACACCGCTGGTAACGCCGCTTACCTGTCGCCATTTCTTGTCCCGCCGCAGGGCCATGCAAAGTCCGGGGTGTGATGTGTGGAAGAACACACACCGCGGCCGGTGCCCATACTTAGATCTCCCGTCGATCTGCATCTGGCACACCTCATTGAGAAACCTTATGCCAACGCCAGCCCCTTGCCATTCGGGCATTACGACCATCCGGCTGGCTCGCATACCGTTTGATTGCAGGGCCGGGGACACGCCAAGGTGGCAAACCGGCTCGCCTTCAACGAATCCGACGTAGTAGGTGGCGGCGATCATTGGCGGCAGTTTCAAATAGTAATGCGGCTCAAACAGGTGCCAGTAGCGTTTGTCCGTCTGCCAGATCTCAAGGTCGAACTTTGGTCGTCGCCAAAGGCGCCTCCCGGCGTATTCGCCTTTGGCCGTGTCGTACACCCAGTCCGGCTCAAGCCATTCGATCACGTCGTAGTGGCAGGACAGCAACACGCACTTGCCACCGCCGCGCCTCCAGGACTTCTGAAACGCGAGCGCTCCGAACTTGGCGATCTGCCGGTCTACGACTGACGTGAACTCGTCGACCACCACCTCCCGCGGCGATTCGCACACAAGCCTCGCCAAGTTCGCCCGGAACTTTTCGCCGTTCGACAGCACCGGGAACGGCCGAAGCCAAGTCGGAACGCTCCCCAGCCCGACAGACGCCAGGGCCGCGGTGACGAAGTCGAAGTCGCCGGCGGGGGCGATAGCGTCGATTATCGGTCGGTCGTCCGGCCAATCGCACGGGTCGTAAATGGCGGACTCGCCGCCAAATATCTGCCGGCCGATCGACGTCTTTCCGGATCCGGAAGGCCCTACGATCAGCCCGATGCTCCATTCGCCGTCGTCAATCGGCAGCTCGGCGTCGTGCGAAAAGTTGCACCCGCTCTCCGCGTTGAAAAGCGACTTCACCCGCGCGGCGCGGTACGAGTTGAAGTCGGAGCATCGGTTGCGGACGGAGATCTTCATACGACCACCACCTTGCAGTCGTACCCCAGCTCCACAAGCTTGTTGTAGACCTCTTGCTGGTGGGCCTCGTCCCGGCAAACAACGGTCACGGCGAAGGCCTGCTGGTACTTGAAATCGTCGGGCGCTTTTTCCCCGTCGTTATCTCCGCCATCGACGTACAGCTTCGCGTCCTTGGCCAGGCCCGCGTACATCTCCTGCAGGCCTTCGCTCCCGGTGTCTACCTCGCGGAGGAGGGCATCGAGGGCGACCGCGTTCGTCTCTGCCAGGGCCGCGAGCGGGTCGAGCGACAGGAGCAGCTTGTCGGCCTCGGCTTCGTCGATGTCGAGGACCAGGACCGGGACCTCGAGGTCCGGCGTGGTCTCGGCCCGAAGGTGGCCGTCGACGAGCATCAGCCGGCCGTCCGGCAGCTCGCGGGCTAGGAGGGCGTCGGCGTAGCCGACTTCCGCCAGGATGCCGCGCAGGGCGTCGGCCTGGCCGGCCGGGTGGGTCCGCCAGTTCTTCGGGTTCGGGACGAGGTCGCCGGCCCTGACGCGGCGAAGCTCACGGACGCGGTCTCGGATTTTCATGGGGGCGAACGTAGGCCATCCGCTTGGCGAGTCAAGCGAACCCCCCCTGGCAAAACCTCCGGAAACTCGCGCAGAGGTCGCGTGGGGTCTTCCGTGGGATGTTGATTTTGTAGGCGACCCCACCCCCCATTACAGCGCCCCTCGCCGCCGCTGCTCGGCCCTGGTCTTCCGGCCGTGGCAGGCCGAACACCGCCAGGCCAGGTTCGCTTCGTCGTCGCTGCCGCCGTCCTCGAGCGGGACGATGTGATCGGCGTGGCCGTTCTTCCCGTAGGCCACACGGCCGCAGTCCCGGCACACGAAGGCGTCCCTGGTCCCGATCCGGATCCGCTTGGCCCTCCATTCCGCCGTGCAGTAGTGGGCGTGTTCCTTCGTCTGCTCGACGGCCAGGAATCGCGGCGGCTTCCAGCGTTCGATCCTGGCTGGCATGGCGTCACATTAGTGCGTATACGGACAGTCAGGGGCCAGCGTTGACCACCGCGTGATAGGCCGCCGCGTCAATCTCCTGTACCGCACCGCTCGCCAGGAGATTCGGCAGCACAGCCGCCACTGCTTCGTATTCGCAAAACTCCGACAGCACCGCCAACAGCAGCCTGCCATCCTGGTCCTTCGGCGCAGTCTCCGCAGGCTCAAAACAACTGCGAGTGCCAGTGCCCGGCCCGTGACCCCACTGGGCATCTAGCCCAAGGCGGATGCCTTCGTATGTGTCTGCGGCAGAGCGAAAGTACCGCTGATTCACAACGCCCACTTTGTCGTTACGTAGTTTTCGACAGCATCGCGCTCCGAAGCAGAAAGCACCTTGGAGTAAATCAGCACTTCAGAGATTTGCCCTTTAAATACGTTTGCGGAGTCGCTAATCCGCGCTTCGGCGTGGGTCATTCCAGCAAACGCGCTAGCAGTAGCCCTTGTTAAACCAACTTTAGCGGACCTGCCAGAATAACTGGCTGCCGCGTCTGGGCTGGACCCTACAAAATCAAAGAAGATGTATCGCCACACGTTTCGGGCGGCAGTTGTGTATCGCGTCCTCGCGGTGCCAGTGTTAGTGCCGATAGAGTAATCGGCATAACTGCCGCTAGTCGAATTAAATATCTGAAAGTTCTGCGTCAAGTCGGTTTTGCTGGTGAACAGCATTGGAAAAACGATAGCATCCGACGCGACAAGATGCACCATGACAAAAGTGAATGGTGCGATCGACGTAAAGTACTGCGTGGCGTCTCCCAGCAACCGGTCGTTGCTGCCGTCAAACTCCAGCGTGCCGCGACCGTTACGGCCTGTGGCTCGCCAAAGCGGCCGATTGTTAGCATCGCTTTGCGTGAAGTTTCGGCCTTTGCCGCTCTTGTCCACCCAGCGGCCTACGCCTGCGTCAGCAACCACTTGCGATCCGCCAGTGTCGGCATCAAAAACCATAGCCCGGTCTGCCGCGTCCAGCCACAACTCCAGGCCAGAAATGCGGCGAGGGTCAAACCCAGTAGGGGTCGGCCGCAACAGGCGGGGGCTCATGGCACACATAGGGAGTCTCTGTCTCTAGAGTAGGGTGATGTGGCGACGTTCAGATAACCCGCCAGCGGTCCGTCGTGCCGTCGTACACGAGCAGGGCCGCGCCGCCCTTGGCGGCCAGGACGTAGTCGCCTTCCCAGGGGACCAGGATCCGGTTCACGTCCGTCGAGTCGGCGCTGGCGTGTTTCAGGGTGATCGCGTCGGTCGAGTCGACGTTGATCAGGAGAATCGCGTCCCCGTCGTTCCGGGCCACGATCCCGGTGATGTTCCGGGCCGCGTTGGCCGTGAGCCGGAAGATGTCCTTCCCGGCCCC